TTCCTTGTGTTCTCTGCTTATTGTTTTGCAAAGTCAAACAAAAAAATGGAACGTTGGTTATACAACCATCCATGGTTTGGTAAGTTTCTTACAAACTGGACACAGAAGAAAGTGTTTCCACAAAAAGGCAAATACGCAATGGTATTTGTTATGTCCACAACACTGGCATTTACTTGGTACTTCACTGGCAACATGAAGGCCCTATTATGGTCAGGTGTGTTCATGGCACTGGTTGCCATCTGGGCATGGAGATTTCCTAGCACATTGGAAGAACACGCAAGAAGAATCAAAGCAGGCAAGAAAATCGGCTGGTTTAAGTAGTTGACTTATTTTGGTATTCATACTATAATATGGTATGAGCGAAACAGATAAGCAAAGTATAAGAGCGGACCAGTATGAAGAAACAGTCAAGTATGCTCCTGATTGGCCACCAAAGCCGAAACAGAGTGTAGACCCAAGTGTTCATGCAACATTGGATAGTATTACTGACCATGATCCTACAAAAGCAGAATACATCACACAGATAAAAGAAGCATTACAAAAAGTACACGATCCAGAGATTTCAATAGACATTTACAATCTAGGTTTGATATATGATGTCAAGGTCACAGAAGATAAAGTGGTTCATGTATTAATGACATTAACTTCTGCATTTTGTCCTGCCGCTGATCAGATCCCCTTAGACATAATTGGGCAGGTAACAGCCATAGAAGGCATCACAAATTGTCAGGTCAAAATTACTATGCAACCTCAATGGGGTAAAGAAATGATAGAACCTAATATGAGGAGTTTAATGAATCTATGACGGATAAATTTCAAGTAACACCCTTGTTTGGTATTCCTTTATATCAATCAATGATACAAACTATTGACCAAGACTCTATTGACTTTGTAAAAAACACAGAGTACAAAAGATATCCTGCTGACAATGGATATGGTAGTACAAACAAATTTTTATTAGACTCACCCAAATTAAAAAATTTAAAATATTTGATCATGACACACGCACAACATTTTATTCATGACGTATTAGATGTCAGCAAAGAAGCAAAATTTGAAATGACTAACAGTTGGAGCAGTAAACACATCAAGGGAGATGAAAGCGGTCCACACAATCACGCCAACAGTATGCTGAGTGGTATCTTGTATCTGCAAACAGATGACAAGAGTGGAGATGTTTTATTTCACAAAGATAAAAATCATTACAATCTTTTCACACCAACTGTGAATGTACCTTTCAACAATAAGAACTACAACTATTTTAATGTAGAAGGCTGGGCAGTGCGTCCACAGAATAATATGTTGCTTTTATTTCCTAGCACACTGTGGCATTCTGTATTTCCAAGCGAAAGCGACAATGATAGATACTGTGTTGCATTTAACCTATTTGCTTTTGGTCAGTTTGGTTATGACAATGTGACCCAGTTAGCAATAGCAAACAAAACAGCCACACTACCACCTAATGCACAAATCTAGCATAAATATTAATGTTATGCACCAACCATTCGATGATGACTTTCCAATGGAGGAGATTAACCTTGTGGACCTCTACAAGGAAGAAGTTGACTTTCTTAAAAAACAAAACGAACATCTAGAAAAATCTAAAGAACCCAATGACCAAAGACAACGATGGAAGAATGACATCTGCATAGAATATTTCCAAAACAGAATCAATCAAGAACTTACCCATATTGAACAAATTAAACAGCAGATTATAAATCAAAACAAAACAATTCATTAATATGAAAGTTATAGAAATCTTATTGGATAAATAACTTTATATGAAAACATCAACTTACAACGTATTAACAATTAGAAGCCATGCGTGGTTGATGTACCTACCTCAATACATTCTGGGTTGTGTTTATCACAAACCTGGTATGTTGTCACATCAGTAATAATAGTACTGAACATACACACAAAAGGATTTAAGTACTATTATGAAATGGTTAATGATTATCACAGTCTGTATCGGGTTCGATTGTAGCAACCTCACTGGTTGGTTCGACACCGAAGAACAATGCCAAGCAGAAAGTCACAAGGCAAAGGAATGGTTCATGACCAACTATCCTGACAGTCACGGTGAAGTTTACTGTGTAGAGGCAGACCCTAATGCTGTACTTCAGAAGGGAGAACCAGTTTAATTAAATACTAATATGAAAACCTTAATTGCTTTTTTATTGTTATGGATTGGCGCAGAGACTGATTACAATGTTAAGGTGCCTTACCCTACTATTGTTCAAATGACACAAATAGAAATGAACACCATATTCTATGGTGAAGGCAAAACAGGCAGTGGCAAATTACACGCATTTTACGACCCAAGAAACGACACCATCTACCTGAATGAAAACTTCGATATACATAATGCATTTGACAAAGGTGTTCTATTACACGAACTTCTTCACTATGTGCAAGACATGAATGAAGTTGTTGGCACAAGATTTGAATGTTGGCGAGCAACTGAATTAGAAGTTTATGACTTACAAGCAAAATATCTTTTAGAAGTACACGGAGTTGTATTTGAATATGATGAATTGTTTGTGAGGATGTCAGCAGTCTGTAACCCAAATATGTATTAAACACTCCATTTGACGGCAAACCCATCATCAAAATAGCATATTGACATTCGATTTGGTAGATGTTATGCTTATTGAATCAATGAAATCCTACTTTATAATTCATCTGCTTACGGTAAATACACAAAATAGGGTTAAAATATGAAAAAACGCACAAGAAGTATCTTAGACGAGTTGAGAAATATAGGACGTGTACAAGACACGGAGGCCTTTATTGAGACGACTGGCAGTAATATAATTGAAAGTGCTGTGAATATCATGCAAACAATCAAGGAAAAATATCCACCTGAACAAGCACAGGAACTTGAAAGACGTTTTATTAACTCTATTAAAAATGGTGATCCAAAGAAATTCAGAGTTGGCATCAAGAAAATTATCGAAGGAAAGCAAGATGATACTGAATGAAGGTGGTAATGTATTCAAAGATCCTAATGGTCAAATAGCAACTACTCGAATCAACAAAGCAGACGTGGCTCCCACACTAGACTGGTTGGAAAAAGTAACTGGTTTAGAACTTAAATCAAACACTCTAGGCACAACAGGACTTGCACCAACATCAGGCGATATAGATGTTGCAGTTGATCAAGCAAAATTAAGTAAAGATCAATTGGTAGATGTGTTAAACCGTTGGGCAATCCAGAACAAGCAAGATCCTAAACAATGGATAAAGAAAAGCGGAGTCAGTGTACATTTTAAAACTCCTATCAGAGGCAGTGCAAAGAATGGATATGTGCAGACTGATTTAATGTTCGGTGATCCTGATTGGATGAAATGGAGTCTACGTGGTGGCGAAGTAGGCAGTGAATATAAAGGATCAGACAGACACGTGATGATCGCCAGCATAGCAAAACCGCAAGGTTATAAATGGAGTCACAAAGCAGGACTTTTAAATAGAGAAACAAATGAACCTGTCACAAAAGATCCAAACAAGATAGCAGAATTAATTCTAGGCAAAGGCGCAACAGCAAACGATATGAACAGTGTGGAAACAATACACGCAAAAATAAAAGCAAGATCTGATTACGATCAGTTGGTTGCTGACGTAAAAGATTCATTTGCCAAGATAGGAAAGTCATTGCCTGAGAGTGCTGGACCTATTAAATGGTTTAGAAATTTATTAAACAAGATTAGAATATGAGACTTGTAGAATTTAAAGACATAGACAACAAAAGACTGAGCCTAATTGAATCTGCTAGAATACAACACGCAGAAGATTTAATATTTTGGGAAGGCTCTAATGGTGCATCAAGAGCCATTCAACAACTTCAAGCATTAACAGGTACATCCAAAGCATTAACAATCAAATGGGATGGCTCACCTGCTGTTGTGTTTGGAAGAAATCCGAATGGAGAATTTATTTTTACAGACAAGTCTGGTTTTGTTGCAAAAGGTTACGATGGCAGAGCCACAAACGCAGATGACCTTGAAGGTGCAATTATGCAAAGAGCAAAAGGCGATAAAACTAAAATGAAAGGCTATAAACAATATGCTTCAAATATGAAAAGTATATTTGCATTAATGCAGAATGCTGTATCTGAAACCTTTCAAGGATATCTTGTTGGAGATATGTTATTTTTTGACACACCTAAAAAGTCTGGCAATGCTTATGTGTTTAAACCTAATGTGGTTGAATACAAAGTGGATGCCAACTCAGCACTTGGACAAAGAATAGGGCAGAGCAAAGTAGGTGTAGTGGTACACAATCTTATGAGCGAAAAAGGTAGAACAATGCCAGTAAAGAAATTAGATATGATACAGGGTGCAGAAGTTTTAGCAATACCACCTACAACAGTGAATAAGAAAGAACCAATACAGAGTAAAGGTGTAGATCAACTTAAAGGATTATTAAGAGACAGTGGCAAGGCTATAGATAAAATTTTAGATAAAAATACATTGGCACAAATGAAGTTGGTAGACTTACCAAATATTTTATACACTTACACAAACAGCAAAGTTGATGGTGGCATGAAGACCTTAGGCAAAGACTTTATACAATGGTTACAGTCTAGCACAGTCAGTCAGCCTAAAAAAGTAAAGATAACTGAATATGTAAAGCAAAACCTAAATGGATTTGCAAGCCTATGGATGCTGGTAGGTGGTATCATGCAAGTCAAAGACAGTATTATTCAGCAATTAGATACATCACAAGGTGATGTTCAAGCAACTGTGAATGGTAAACCTGGTGGTGAAGGATATGTGTTGAACACTGCACAGGGCAATATAAAATTGGTCAAACGTTCTGGATTCACTAGAGCCAATAGAGCGATAAATAGATAAGGAGAACAAAATGAAAGCAACAGAATTTACAATCAAAAAAGAGTTTACTGATCCAGCAGATGATCCAAATTCAGGTTTCGACAAAGAATTCAAACAGGATTCAATTTTTAACCAATTAGGTAAAATATTGGACAGTCAAGGTAACCCTAGACCATTAGACACAGTGGTTACAGATGATGGCAAGAAGCACAAGGTTAACTTCCGTCAAGCATCAACACTTAGACGTTTATTGACTGCTCCTAGAGTAAAACCTGATGTAAAAGCAAAATTCACTAAAGACCTGCAAACTAGTGAAGTATTAGAGAAATTTTTACAATCAAATGATATGGTAGAGTTATTTGTATCAATGTATGATATTGAACAAACTGCTCCATCAAACTATGGTGATTAATATCCATGGAGTTCATCACAGACATCTATGAAGCGAGAATGACTCGTAATGCTGAGGATCAAAAGATTCTCACGTACACAGATTGTTGTGAAAGAACCTACCTAACACTTTTAGTTTTATTACTTCTTAATCAATATCCCACATACAGACAATACGCATCAAAGTATTCTAGAGACACTAAAAGAACAAACTACAATAACTTTAGAATGCACAGCACAGATCTCCATAATTTTGTTTATTTTGTACAGGGTGATGACTCAGCAATGGACAAACTTAAAGATCCAAAAGGTGCTAAAATTTTAAGAAAGAGAACATCATTTCCGTCAATGGGATTCAATAGATACCTATTGGAATTGCAAAGTGGTTTAGTAACTGGAACCACACAATCAACATTTCTAACAATCGAAAGCGGATTAAGAATCAACAACACAGATTATAAGACTGTGCGTAGAAACTTATTCAACTATGACAGTCTGTCTATAAGAGACAAGAAAACAACTGTGACTAGATTGCTTCATGCATCAAGAGCCAAATTAAGAAATTCAGATATCATAGAATATTTAGAAAAACTTTCAGCAGATAGAAGACTAGAAACTGGTGCTGTGAAAGACGCAGAACCTAAAATTAGTATGCCTGATATCAGCACTTCAGGTGGTGATCTTGCACTATACAGATACCTAGTAGGTGGCAAGAATCTAATGGCTGTGAAACGTTTTATAGACTCAGCACTATCAGGAAAATCCATTCCTTCATCTATTGTTCAAGCATATCTCCCAGCAATACAATTGATAGATGATATTGTAAAAGCAGGGCCGGCGGCTATCAGTGTGTTAAAAGCATTGCAGACAAGAGCAAAACGCACTAGAAAATAACTACATACACATATTTTGGTAGTGATCCTATAAATATCATTAAGTGTCTCTGGAGAGGAGACGCCATTAACGAGAAAATAGGAGAAAACAAATGGCTAGTTTAACAAGAGTTAATCCTACTAAAGCAAACACAACTGATCACCTTTCAGGTAAGACGATCACGGCTGTTACTGTTGACTTTGCAGTTAACGGAACAAACTTTTCATCTACTGAAATGGGAGCAGAAGGTGCCGTTCAGAAGGCTATCAGAACGTTGACACAAATCGCAACACCTATCATAATGACTAAATTAAGAAGTGATGGTGCTAACGATGGTCAAGTATTTGATATGATCTTCGAAGGTACATTCGGAACTGATACGTACGATGGTTCAAACAGTGAAGCATTCCACACGTTCTTACAATCGGAGTTAAGACTTTTAACTTCAGTTGGTGCAGGTCCAGTGAACTTGAACGCGGCGACAGTAGTAGCACACACAGACTTCTAATAGAAGTTAATACAAAAAATACGCAGAAGGGCGGCTTAATGTCGCCCTTTTGTTGTTTTAGCACTATCTTTTACCAAAAATTAATAAATACTAGCAACATACACTTCGGAGCGAAGTGTGTCATTTAAGAGAAAACAGGAGAAAAAAAATGGCAAGTATATCAGGAAGTAATGACATCAATAACGCAAGTGGATACGAAGTTCTATCTAAAAACATAGACTTTTACTCATTCACTGGTTACACAGGTGTTCACACAAACCCAAGCAACGCAGATTCAGTGTTCCACAAGTTGGTACAAGCGATTGCATCTGAGGCAAACATCGTAGTAATGGGTACACCATTAGCAAACGACCTAGTAGTAGGTTTAGAAGGTGGTTATGCAGGTGCAGGTTCAACTGGCGCGGCGGCTCAATTAGAAGCAGTGGCTGATGCGGCAACAGGAATCAATGGTTCAGTTGCGGCAGTGTCAATTCAAGGCGACACTTGGGCGTAATAAGGTAAGTTAGATAAGACTTCTTATCCTATTAACAAAAAATACATTAAAGGGTGTGCAGGCAACTGTACACCCTTTTTTATTAACTTACAATACAATTATTATACAAATATACTAAATATTAGCAACATACACGTCGGAGCGACGTGTGTCATTGACGAGAAAAAAGGAGACGAAAAATGGCAACATTAACAAAAACACATCCAGCAGTAGCGGGTTTAATCGGTGAGATGAGATTCATCGGTAAATCAGTAACTATGATTTCTGTTGACTGGGACGTTGACGCAGATGCATCAGCACAGGCAATGGAAGCAGTTTTAAACTCAATCCAAGCAAGAGGTCACAACATCTTGGCGGCAGGTGCAGTTTATGACACTGGTACAAAACAAGACTACCTATTAGAAGGTGCAGTAGACGAAGGTACATCAGCATACACTTCAGCAGACGGTACAGTAACTGGTACTTTTGAAGCGGCTATGGTTGAAGATATCATCAACTTAGGTACAGTTGACGGTATTGACTTTACGTCAGGAACAGTTGCAGTAACACAAAAAGCAACATTCAAATACGCATAATAGATAAGCAGATAAGACTTCTTATCCTATTAACAGAATACAAAAGAGCGTTCAGGAAACTGGACGCTCTTTTTTTGTGACGTATAAGTAATTGTGCTAGGAACAAAGGCGAACAGAGATGAGATTTAAAGTATTATCATTATTAGACATTACCAAAACTGGAGCACACAAAAACAAGGTGCAAGACAACGACAAGTCTGTGGCTCAATTTGCCAACTACATGACTTTTGAAAATTGTCTTCAGTTGCGTACCAACATCAATATTGTTACTCCTCCAAAATTAGAAAAAATGGATATCAGTAATCTACTGTTTGGTGACAATTACAGAGGCGAGCAAAATGTTTGGACAGCAGTATTTGAACCTGAATTTCCTGATGCTGTGAACATAGAAACTTTAAAGGAAGACTTTGATTTGATTCCTATGTTGACAGGATTGGACGAAACAATCAAAATAAATACTGGTGTATTAAGAACAAATGATGAAGATTACACCAATATGTTGTTCATTAAACAATTAGATAATGAATAAACAAGGTGATAATAAATACATTTACACAGGCTCATTTAGGCAAATACAATCAAGGCCCTTCCACAGAGAAAAATAATTTAAGATACGGAAGAGAGAAAAATGGGAACAACAGATTTAGAAAAACAAAATTTAGAAGCACACGTAGATTTGTGCGAACAGAGATATAAAAACTTAGAAACTCGTCTTTCAAAGATTGAGGAGAAAGTTGAGTCTATCCACGAAGATATACATTCTGGTAATAAATCCATGGTAAAAGTTATAATAGGTGCAACAGGAACTATTGTTGCAGGTCTTTTATCCACAATAGTTGTTCTTTTATTAAAGTTTCCAGGTTAGTCATAATCCACCCATTCACCGCTAAATAACACTGTAGAGCAGGTTAACCATGAAAATACAGGAAATAGTTACAGAATCAGTAGTCCAAGTTTGGTCACGAAATAAAGGTGGGCAAATGGTAAGAAAGTACAGATGTTTATCTGGTGCTAGAAAAGGACGTATTGTTTCAAATCCTTCTGTGTGTACCCAACCTAAAAAAATGGGTTCAATGATGGGAATGAAAAGAGCAAAAGCACGTCGTGGTTCTACAATGAACATTAAACGTTCATTTACAAAAAGAACAAACCCATCTAGTATTAGATTAAGAAGTTTAAACAAAGCAAGAACATCAGCAAGACTTGGCGGACGAAGAAGTGCAAGTTCAAGACCCGGTAGTAGAAAGGCAATAAGAAAATAATGAGATTCAAAGAAATAATTGAAACACCTTATCTAGACAAAGTCATTAAGCAGGTCGGTCAAACGATTAAAACTGGTGCTCCTATGCCGGCTAACAAACTTCCAAAAGGTCCAGTCAAATCATCCCAAGCAGTTGCGCCTATGAAACAGGCTAACAAACAAGTTGATAGACAGATGTACAAAACAGGAACGACAGTTTCTATGCCAACAGGACCTAACCAAGAAGTTGATTATAAAGTAGATCAAGTAAAAGGTGATGAAGTAACTTTGAGCACAAATAAAGTTTCCAATAAATCACCACAAAAAATCACAGTCACTAAAAAAGATTTAAACCCTGTGATTTCAAATACGCAACGTAGACAAAAAGCAACAACATAATGAAGATAAACGAACTCATACAAGATTTCACTATCCAAGCCTCTAATGAAGAGAAGGCTATACTGTCCAAACTACAAGAAGTAAAAAGATTGGACCACTTTGTAGAAAGAGATCAAGAAGTTATACAAAACTTAATAAGAAAGAGTTTGGTACGTAAGATACCCAAAGAGGACTACACGTTAGTTGTTGCAAATGGACACATCAAGACTAGGTAAAACATTAAAAAAGTTTATAGATGAGCAGGCTGAAAAGTACTGCCTGCCAATTCAACACGGCAACAGTGTAAGAATTAAGAACTTTGTGGTACGTAAAAACAGTTATGGTTTCTTATTATATGACCTTAATTCCCACAAACAAGTCAAAACAACATTCACCAAAACTGCCGCATTAGCCATGGCGAATCAGTTAATAATGGACAATAATGATACAATCAAGTCTATTTTACAGGTGGACGATGCTATACAGAGTAAGTACAATGAATGCATATTCTACAAGAATACTATTGCTAGGACCGAAGATGACATTAAACGAGAGGTTGCTAGAACTAGATATGACATTGTTTGGGAGGATTTGCTGAAGTTAAGAGATACCCTAGAGGACTACATCTTTGATAAATAAATTAGCGAAGGAACAAAAGCATGAAAATAGAGCAATTTAGACAGGATTTAACAACAGAACAGTTGAACGATACACTGGGCAAAGTGTTCGGTACAGCAATTGATTTAAGTAAATTCAGCACAGAACAATTAGAAACTGCTCAAACCCAAGTATTAGACAAAATTGCTACAATAGAACAAACAGAAGCATTTGATTCAATCACACACAACGAAGACTATCACAAACAAAAAATGTTCCTAGATGTAATTACATCAGCACTAAAAGATAGAGCCAATGAAGGTAAACTACAAAATACAATATTAGTTCATGCAGATGAAATAGTTGGCGATTATTTTGACGCTGACGAAGAAACATTAAAAATGAATAAAGATGCCGTTATAGCAGACATGAAGAAAAGACAAGGCGATGCAAAAGGTGACGAAGCAGATGCTTTACATTATGCAATCCAAAAAGTAGAACATGACTTTGATGATGACGGTTCAATGAAAATAAATCCATACGAAAGCAATGCATTTGCTCAAGCAGTACAAAAAGCAAAAGCGGCTGGTATGAAAAAAGGTGATAAGTTTAAAGTTGGTGACAAAGAATTTACATTAGAGGATATGGAAAAATTGGTAGACACTATGAAAAACAAAAGCGTACAAGAAAAATCAAAACCAGATTACATAGATTTAGACAAAGACGGAAACAAATCAGAGCCAATGAAAAAAGCGGCTAAAGACAAAGAAGAAAAGAAAAAAGTTAAAGAAGGCGCTGAAGAAGGAGCATCACTTGTAATGGCGGCTAAAGACATGGTTGACAAAGTTACAGGTTGGATGGAAGACACAGCGTCAATGCAAACAGAAACAATACTAGAATTAGGCGATGCAATAAGAGATGAAGAAGGCTCAGAAAAATCAGACACATTCATTAACGCGGTAAAACCAGCACTAGAATCTTTATACACTTCACTAGAAGCAACAAGAGAAGCACTCACAGGCGGCGTAGCCGTACTGACAGGCGAAGGTGCACCTACAGACACAATGGGTGCAGATGCTGAAGAACCTGCGATGGAACCAACTGATGATGCAGATATAGATATGCCAGATCAGTCAGATGACTTTGCGGCAAGTGAACCTGCAACAGGCGGTGAGGAACCAGCAGATAGAGAAAAGCGAGAAAGTTTTATTAGACTGTCAAGAAGACTTGCTGAAACACTATCTACACGATCAAAAAAAAAGGCTTAACTGAGGCCTCCGACACAGATTTAATTCAAGTTCTACGTAATTTACTCAGCAGTGCTGATGGACAAAGTCAAAAAGCATATTTGAGTTTTGACGCTTTAAATAAAATTTTGTCTAATGTCGGAGGTATCTCATACAGTTACGACTCTTTCAAAAATTCCTACGATGCAAATCCAGTAGTCAAAAAAATGATCAAGACATTTGATCAATCAGGTATCACACTAGACACAGATGCAGAAGAACCAAACATTCCTACCAAGAAAGGTGCTAAAGGATCAAGCATCGACACCATGGCAAAACGTGCCGCCAAAAAACGTATATAATACTTGACTAATCCACTAAAGTATTGTAATATAAATTATGACTAGAACGAAAGATCAAATACTTCACGACATACAATCCGTTATGGAAAAATATATCAACACTACTGTGGCACAACATGGTGGCTTGGTTGAGATTAAAGAATTTGATATGGAGACAGGCAAACTGACCATGATGATGAAAGGTGCTTGTTCAGGTTGTGCAGGCAGTACAGCCACTCTCAAAAAAGGAATTGAATCTACAATGAAGCATTATATTCCAGAAGTGAATAGTGTTGAAGGTGAAGATGATCCCAACAGTGATGTGAAACCTTATTACGAATATAATCCTTGGGACGGACCTGACTATGCTACAATGTTAGATGCTTTGAATACAGAATCAGAAAAAGATTAATGTCATTAATAGTAGAACGTCACCAATACAAAAAATTATCACGAACATCATTAGACGGAAAACGTGTTTATAAATGTCCTGACGGAGAAGCAGTTGCAAGTGTAACCACAATATTAGATTCAACTAAAGACAAAACACATCTATTTGAATGGCGTAAAAGAGTAGGTGAAGAAAATGCAAAACGTATCACAAAAGAGGCAAGTGGTATGGGAACAAGAATGCACAAATATATTGAAAATTATATCAATAACGCCAAGTGGGACTCTCCAGGCAGTAATCCATATTCGCAACAAGCATTTAAAATGGCGCAAACTGTTTACGATAATGCTCTTAAAGATGTTAATGAGATATGGGGCAGTGAAGTGAGCCTATACTTTCCTAAAATATTTGCAGGTACCACTGACTGTGTAGGAGAATACAAAGGAACACCTTGTATTATTGACTTTAAGCAAACCAATAAGCCTAAAAAGAAAGAATGGATTGAAGATTACTTCTTACAATTGGTTGCCTACGCAGAAGCACACAATGAAGTCTATGGCACAAAGATAAATGAAGGTCACGTATTCATGTGTGCAAGAGACCTAACGTACCAACAGTTTGATATAACACCATTAAATTATGCAAAATATAAAGACCTATGGTGGCAAAGAGTAGAAGAGTACTACATTAAGTACGCACATTAAATATCAATTCTAAAATAACAATACACTCGATAAATACTCATATAGGAGAAAAAAGTGGCAATAGTTTCAATATCAAGAATACAGATTCGTAGAGGTAGAAAGAGCCAAGGTTCTGGATTACCACAACTAGCAGGCGGTGAATTAGGTTGGGCAGTTGACACGCAAGAGTTATTCATAGGTAATGGTGCAGTATCAGAAGGAGCACCAGCAGTAGGAAATTCCAAAGTTTTAACAGAGCATGACAACCTTTTTACTTTAAGTGATCAATACACTTATAGGAATGGTTCCAATGTTCAAACAGGTGCATCATCATCAACACCAATACAAAGAAGTTTACAATCAAGATTAGATGATATAGTGAGTGCAAGATCATTTGGTGCAAAAGGTGATGGCACAGATCAAACAGTCGCAATTCAAAGAGCGATTGATCAATTATTTTTACCATATGCAAACAGTATGGACGCAAACAATTTACAGAAAAGAGTTACATTGAAAATTCATGCAGGTTTATATCTATTATCAGACAAAATCAAATTACCACCTAACGTAAATTTAATAGGAGATGGTGCGGATAAAACTGTGTTTAGACAAACAGCAAACTATCCTGTGTTTGAAACTGTTAATGGCGAGGGCATTGCGGCACAAACAACAAGTTTAAATCAAGCCAACTTATTAAACATTGAAGGCATAACTTTAGAAAGTTATCAAAACAATGTAGGTTTAAAATTAGCAACTTGTAAAAACAGTCAGTTCACTGATGTAAAAATTAAAGGACCTTGGACGCAAGGTACGGCAGTGAACAGCACACAGATTGGAATATTAATGGAAGCCACTTCTACTCCAGTCACAACAAAAGACAACAGTTTTGAAAAAATTAGCATAGAAGGTTTTTCTTATGCTATACTTTCTAACCATGATGTATTACACAATGTATTCAACAACACAACAATAGATACCTGTGGCTTTGGTGTTCACTTTGGAAGAGATACGGTGCTTGGTCAAGTAGCACAGGCAACAGGACCAATCAATAACACAATTACAAACAGCAGATTCATTAACATAAATCAAAATGGTATCTATGTAAAAGTAGGTAAAGGTAATGTAAGTGAGAAAAATAATTTTGTACTTGTAGGAAATGATGCAGGTCCAGATATAAGTCCAGTTCATGCTGTTATTAGATTCGATGTAAATGGAAATACATCAGCACAGGATTACTTTGCTCGTACAGAAGCATTGATGACTAATAGTGCAACACTTGGAACTAATCCAACGAGTACACCATATATTCCTGAAGTACAAGGTTTATTTTCCGGTGAATTGACTTTTGCAGATAAGACTACAATAGGTAAAGTTACAGTGGCAGATAGAGTTGCAAAACTTCCAGCAGACACTTCTAAACATTACAAAGTAGAATACACATACAACAGTTCTGTAGTAAACGCATTCAGATCAGGCACATTAGACATAGCAGTAGACAAAAACGCAGACACAGTGACATTAAATGATGAGTATGACTTTTTAGGCGATCCAAATTACAACACAAACACAACTAGATTAAATTTTGCAGTAAGTTTATCAGACGAAGACGGAGATGCAAATAAAGAAACTGTAATCATTGAGGCAACTAATCCATCACCAAATGCAAACGACACAGCAACAATCACGTTCAAAGTTAGAAGTATCGCATAAACCAAATATCTTTTTTGGAAACTACGAAGAACGATTAATAGACTGGAATAAAATAAGAAACTATGTAACAGTTTCTGAAGATCCTTTAGAATTACTTTCAAAAATATTTTTTTACTGTCCAAGAACCAATACAAAGACAGATTCGTATGACAAAAGCACATGGTTGGACGGCTGGCAACTATTGGAAAGAAATAATTATAATCAATTTGACATTTGTCTGTTATTAACTTATACTTTAATGTTATCAGATAGTATTAACCAAAAAATAATATTGATACATAATTGCTTTAATGCAGAAGAAAAGTCAAACAACCGTAAGTTTAACTACATTGTTGAATTTAATAACCAATTTTTAGACACGCACAATATGGCTATAATGAATAAAACAATGTTTGACAAAACTTACATTCTACATTATACTCATGATATAAGAAAATAAGATAAATATTGATTTAATATAATAGGAAATAGAATACTAATGGAAGTCGCTGAACAAACAATCACAACAAATACATCAAATATTAAAGTCCTAAAAAGAGACGGTCGTCTAGAACCGTTAGACATTGACAAAATTCACTTCGTTGTAGAAGAAGCCTGCGAAGGTTTATCAGGTGTATCAGCATCACAAATAGAAATTAATGCAAACATTCAATTTTATGATGGCATTACAACTAAAGACATTCAACACGTTCTTGTTAAGTCAGCAAACGATTTAATTAGTTTAGAATATCCCAACTATCAATATGCCGCCGCCAGACTTCTTTCTTATGATGTAAGAAAAGAAGCACATGGTCAATACGAATACATTCCTTTATTAAAAGTAATTCTTAGAAATATCAAATTAGGCGTTTACGATAGAACAATAGTTGAAAAATATCACAAATCAGAAATTAAAAAATTAAACACTTGGATCAAAAGAGATAGAGATTTAGAATTTACATACGCAGGTTTAAGACAAGTGGTAGACAAATACCTTGTGCAAGATAGAAGTACAGGAGCAATTTATGAAACGCCACAAGATATGTACATGATGATTGCGGCAACATTATTCGCTGATTATCCTAGAAAAAACAGAATGAGTTATGTAAAAAAATATTACGATGCAATATCACAATTTAAAATTAATATTCCAACTCCAGTTATGTCCGGAGTAAGAACTCCTATAAGACAATTTGCTTCTTGTGTGTTAGTAGACAGTGATGATACATTGTCTAGTATTTTTTCAAGCGACATGGCAATTGGTTTATACGTTGCCAGAAGAGCAGGCATAGGAATCAATGCAGGACGTATTAGAGGTATTAATTCTAAAATTAGAGGTGGGGAGGTTCAACACACTGGAGTCATTCCGTTCCTAAAAAAATTCGAAAGCACTGTGAGATGTTGTACACAGAATGGTGTGCGTGGCGGAAATGCAACCGTACACTTTCCAATATGGCACCAAGAGATTGAAGACATACTTGTACTAAAAAATAATAAAGGTACAGAAGACAACAGAGTAAGACGTATGGACTATTCAATACAGATTAGTAAAATGTTCTATGAAAGATTTATTAATGAAGAAGATATCACTTTGTTTTCACCACACGAAGTTCCAGGATTATATGATGCGTTTGGTACAGATAAATTTGATGCATTGTATAAAAAATATGAAAAAGATAAATCAGTTCCTAAAAAAACTATTGCGGCACAAGAACTGTTTGCAGACTTATTAAAAGAGAGAGCAGAGACTGGTAGAATCTATATAATGAATATAGACCATTCAAACGCACACTCAAGTTTCAAAGATAAAGTATCAATGAGTAATTTATGTCAAGAAATTACATTACCTACAACGCCTATCAAAGGCATAGATGATCCTGAAGGTGAGATAGCATTGTGTATTCTATCAGCAATAAATGTAGGCAGTCTTAAATCATTAGACGAATTAGAAAATTTATGTGACTTGGCTGTAAGAGCATTAGATGAAATTATAGAATTACAAGATTACCCAGTTAAGGCGGCAGAACTATCTACTAAATCCAGACGTTCTTTAGGCATTGGATACATAGGTTTAGCACACTATCTCGCGAAGAATGGTGTTAAGTATTCAGATCCAAAGGCGTGGGAATTAGTAGACAGACTTTCAGAAGCATTCCAATATTACTTGTTAAGAGCAAGTTGTGATCTTGCAGATGAAAAAGGTAAATGTGATGGGTTTGAAGGCACAAAATACGCAGATGGTTTATTACCAATTGACCATTACAAGAAAGAAGTTGACGAAATTGTACCACACAAACAAAGAATGGCATGGGAAAGTCTAAGAAAAGATATAGGCAAATATGGATTAAGACATTCAACATTATCGGCTCAGATGCCTTCAGAAAGTTCTTCCGTTGTTAGTAACGAAACGAACGGCATAGAACCACCAAGAGCATTACTATCAATTAAGAAATCTAAAAAAGGTCCTTTGAAACAAATAGTGCCAGGTTTCCCTACATTGAAAAATGCATACACTTTGTTATGGGATATGGGTTCAAATGAAGGATACATTAAAGTCGTTGCTATGATGCAAAAGTATTTTGACCAAGCAATATCAGGCAACTGGTCATACAATCCATTACAGTATGAAAACAATGAAGTACCATTATCTGTAATGGCGCAAGATATGTTAAGTGCGTACAAATATGGTTGGAAGACATCCTATTATCAAAACACTTATGATTTTAAAGGCGAAGAAGAAGATTTACAACCTTCGGGCATTGATGCAGAAAAATATGTAAATGGCGAAGCACACGTAAATGGCGAAGCACACGTAAATGGTGAAGCACACGTAAATGGTGAAGCCAAAATAGAACAACAATTACAGGATTTAGAAGATGGCGAGTGTGAAGCCTGCACAATTTAGATAATTAATACGTTATGGCAAAAACAGTTTTTAATAGAGAAGATATTGATTTTACAAAAGAACCTATGTTCTTTGGTGCAGATCAAAATGTGCAGAGATATGATGTATTCAAGTATCCGCAGTTTGATAAACTAAACCAAACAATGTTAGGATACTTTTGGAGACCTGAGGAAGTGTCTTTACAAAAAGATAGAGCAGACTTTCAAACATTCAGACCAGAACAAAAACACATATTCACATCTAATTTAAAGTATCAAACACTATTAGACAGTGTACAAGGCAGAGGACCATGTTTAAGTTTCCTACCATATGTTTCTAATCCTGAATTAGAAGGATGTATTGTTACTTGGGACTTCTTTGAAACAATTCATTCTAGAGCATACACACACATAATGAAGAATGTCTACCCTGATCCTGCTGAAGTATTTGACACTATTCTTAACGATAATGAAATTTTAAAAAGAGCAGTATCAGTCACACAAAACTATGACAAGTTCAGTGAAATGGCACTGGACTACACAGTCAAAGGAAAAGGCAATATAGATGAATTGAAAAAACAATTATATCTAGCAATGGTCAATGTTAACCTATTAGAAGGTTTAAGATTTTATGTATCATTTGCTTGTACATTTGCGTTTGGTGAATTAAAACTTATGGAAGGTTCTGCAAAACTACTTTCATTAATTGCTAGAGATGAAGCAACACACTTAAACCTATCCACACACGTTATCAAAGCATGGCAAAAAGGCGACGACAAAGGCATGAGTAAAGTTATAAAAGGTCTTGATAAAACTGTGATTGAAATGTTCAAGAAGTGTGTTGAAGAAGAAAAGGCTTGGGCAAAACACTTATTCAAAGATGGTTCTATTATAGGACTTAACGAAAGATTACTAGGTACGTACGTAGAATGGATTGCAAACAAAAGATTAAGAGCATTAGGTTTCGATCCACTTTATGATGTAGGTGCAAATCAAAATCCTCTTCCGTGGACACAGCACTGGTTATCATCAAAAGGTCTTCAAGTTGCTCCACAGGAAACAGAAGTGGAATCATACATTGTTGGTGGTATCAAACAAGACGTACAAAAAGGACAATTCAAAAAATTCTCACTATAATGATTACCTACGAAGGAATGAATGGATTGGAAGTTTTATACACAATCCTATTTGTTGAATGGGACAAAGGACTTTGGGGAATCATAGTACTTGGTTTAATCTTTGCATTAGTATCATTAATCACAGACAACAACTTCCAAAAATATATCAAGCACTTCAATCAAGACCTTTGATTGACTTTTAATCCTAAAGAAGTTAAAATAAGTTATGCCCAAATATAATTTGATATGTAAAAACGATCATGAATTCGAAGGCTGGTTTGACAGCGAAAAATCATATCTAAATCAAAAGAAAAAAAGATTAGTGGCTTGTCCTATCTGTGACAACATATCAATAAGGAGAGCAATAATGGCTCCTAATGTCAGCAGTAAAACCAAAGCCAAAGGTAAAAAAAGTAATCAAGCATTCTTCAATAGTAGGTCAGCATTTAAACATTTAAAAACGTGGGTTGAAAAAAACTGTGAAAACGTTGGAGATAACTTTGCCCAGGAGGCTCGTAAAGCGTCTTTGGGAGAACGTGATGACCATATATACGGTAAAGCAACCGACAAAGAAATAAAAGAACTACATAACGAAGGAATAGGAGCAATAGAGTTACCAGATGTCAAAGATCACTAAAGCAGTTGTTTGGAGCAACGTTGGATGTTCATACTGTGAACAAGCCAAAAACTTACTCAAATCAAAAAATATTGAGTATGAAGAAAGAAATATTGCACATGGAACTTGGACTATACAACAGTTACAAGAAGCAGTACCAGGTGTAAGAACAGTCCCACAAATATTTGTAGATGATGCATATGTTGGTGGATATCAAGAATTAAAAACACTTCTAGAAAAGGAATCAAATGAATGATATTAATGCAAATGATACCGTATCAATCAAGTTAATGAGCGGAGAAGAAATTGTTGCAAGATTTATTGAACATGATAATGATTACATTACAATTCAAAGACCTATGGCAATAGTCAACCTACCAAGTGGAGTTGGTTTAGGACCATTCATGTTTACTGTGCCACAACATGGCGAATACAAAATAATAAAGAATAATGTTGTGACCTGGGCAAAGACAGAAATAAACATGGCTAAGAAATATGGTGAAGGAACAACAGGTTTAAAATTATCTTAATGTCTAAAATAATAGGTGTAGATGTTGATGGAGTATTACTCAAATGGGAAGAAGCATTTGATAACTTCATGGCTGGGCAAGGTTTAACAAAGAAAGATCAAGGTCATTTTGATCTACGTAAACACTATCCAGAAGTACCAGCAGACGCATTAAACACATATATTTCTGTGTTCAACGAAAGTGCCTATATGAGATATTTAGAGCCTATGGATGGTGCTGTAGAGTATGTCAAAAAGTTAGCAGATGAAGGTTACAGGTTTTCAGTGATCACATCACAAACTTTAGACAAAGTGGCAAACAGAGCAAGGGAAGATAATCTTAAGGAAGTTTTTGGTGATGTATTCGAAAACTTCACATTTTTGGAAACAGGTCAAGGCAAATATTTTGCTCTCCAAAAATTTGATATAGGAACAATTTGGATAGATGACAAACCCGACAATGTTGAATCTGGCAAGGTTTTGGGTTTGGTACCAATAATACTTGACCTACCACACAATAGAAGTTATAATAATAAACAAATGAACATCCAACGAGCAAACAGTTGGAAAGACATTTATGATATCATAAAGGAGAAACACAATGTCACAAACACATGACGAAATAAAAACAGCCTTTGAAAGTTATATCGCTGAATCAGAAGCCTTTGAAACAAAAGGTGTAAAAGCGGCGGCGGCGAGAGCAAGAAAGGCTCTTGGCTTACTAGGTAAGGCTACGAAGTTAAGAAGAAAAGAAATACAAGAGAAGAAAAACTCTATGTAATCATTCCGAATGGTTGCTTGATTTTAACAGTCAAGCAACCGTTCTTTTCACGATTTGTATAAATATTATCCTAAGGAAACAAAAGAAAACATATGGCAACAGGTAAAGTTAAATGGTTCAATTCTGCTAAAGGTTTTGGATTTATAACACCAGACATAGAGGGCAAGGACGTCTTTCTTCATATATCAACACTTAAAGCGGCAAACCTTAAAGAGGTTATTGACGGTGAAGTGATTGAGTACGAACTTAAAGAGTTCAGAGGAAGAGAAGTTGCTACCGATATCAAAGTTCACAGATAATCTCCATTGACAGCAAACTGATAATATGCTATGTTTATAACATGGCAATTAAAGTTAAAAAAGACAAAATGGTTATCACAGACTTCCATCACTATTGGAAAAGTAAAACTGACAAAGGTCATGAGTTTACTTTTGCTCATGGTAAGGAGTTCAAAGACGTTAAGACATTTACCATAACCGTTGAACACAACGACAAAGTTAGAAGCAAAGATGGTAGATGGTCTCCAGTCAAGTCTTGACAAACACATAAAAATCTGTTTAAATACACTGTAGACGTTGAAGTGTGAGGAATAAACATTTAGGACGTCGGGGCAGTACCGACCACCTCCACCAAAATCGTTCACGCAAAACATATTTGTTAATATGCTTTACGGGGGTGATATAGGTTCGACTAGTGTCAAAAGGCGCATGGAGTTTACCAGTAAGATCTCTGTAAAAGGTCATTCTTAGATGCAAACGCATTTAAACCAGAAGTGACAGTTCCGATGAGCGTATTCGCTGATCAGGAATTGGTTGCCGCTTAATACCGGCCACTTGGCGGAGAAGACTAGCCGGGCAACAGAAATAGTCATGTGTGGGAGTTTCGGCTCCCACACTTTTTAACACATCTTATAACTTATCATTGCACTAAACTTCACACATTAACAATTTAAATATTAACGTGAAAGGAGTCTATTATGCCTAGACCCAAAAGCAAAGTCACACTATTTGCAAAGTGGAAGAAGAAGGCTCCTAAGGTGCCTGATATTACCTGCCCGTTGATAGATGATGTGCTGTCTAGAATAGATAGACATCAGGATAAGGATAAAGTCATCTCCAAATACCAATGGAATTTAATCCATAAGCGAATGGAACAACTTCGTACTGACAATGAATTGTTAAGAGACAGTGGCAGATATTGGTACGATATCTGTAAGAACAACTTTAAAATTATAAAAAGGTAAATTAGTATATGTGGAAAGTTATTATAATGATATGCACACTTGGAAATCCATGTGTTTTAATGGAAGAAGATCCAGTTAAATTTTACAAAACTAAAAGCGAATGCATGGCAAACGCATCTGTCAAGTACAGTGAAGTAACCACATCATTTCAAAATTACGGTTTTCAAATAGAAAGTGCAAATTTTGAGTGTGAACAAGACACGAATAGCATATAAAAGTCAATAAAATAGCGGCTTTTTACTGCTTGACCCTGTGCTCAAAATAATATATAATAAGTGTATGAATAAGGCACAGTCTAAAACAAAACAGTCTGAAGTTAGAACTACCAGTTCTAAAGTCAAATCATTTCTTACAAAACTGTTGTTAGTTTCTTTTATATTAGGACTAGCATATGGCTTTGGAACATTCAAACCTAATCCCTACGTTGTAAAGAAAATTCAAAAAGAAGAAGATTTGAAGATGGTTCAATTAGCAAAAGAATTTGGCTTACATGAACCTGATTACACATACAAAAACAATGCAGAATTTGTCCTAGCAACAAACAAATGTATAGACTATCTAAATTGGACTACTGCTTCTGATCAAAGAATTCCAAGAGATATACTGGTTGCAATGGCTGTGGTTGAATCCGCTTATGGTACAAGCAGATTTGCAACAGAAGGTAATGCATTATTTGGTGTAAGAACTTGGGACAATAAAGTACCACAAATGAAACCTTTAGGAATACCTAATGCAAAATTTGGTGTAAAGAAATACAAAACAAAATGTCAAAGTGTAGCAGATGTTATTGACATATTGAATAGACATCCTGCTTATGAAGGATTCAGAGTTGAAAGAACAAAACAATTAAATTCAGGTGATATTAACTATACAAAATTAGTGAATGGACTTAAGGCTTGGAGCACAAACGACCAATACTCCATTATTATTTTGGATAAAATTAAATCATTAAACGCCAAAAAGTAGTTTGACAATCATAAATTAATCATATAAAATACAAAGATGGGATTTATACAAATACCTTTGAAGAAAAGAATTAAACGCAAATTGGCTAACACAAAGTCTTTGCGAGAGGCCCAAGCAAAACACAGACAATGGTTGAAGGAGAGAGGTTTGGACAAGTTGAAGCCTAAGAAAAATACAAGTGAACCTCTTACATTTGAACCTATTGAAGAAAGAACAGGTGTGCCACTAGGCAACAAGATTCCTGTCAGTGGTGGTAAGAAACAAGAGGCTCTATTTTATTCGGGTAAACGTAAATTAATTGGTATTGCAACAATGCACAAAAGCAATCAAGTTCCTGTGTTTGCTGATGACGATGATGTGTCTGGTAGAAAAGCGGCAACAGAAATTACATTGATGAAAGGTAACAAATGAACCTACTTAGATTTGCAATACTTGTAATAGCATTCACAATAATATTATTAAGTTATATTGTGTATCAACAACAAATTATGATTAACGAATTGTTTGGAGATATGACAGACTTAATGGAGATAATGATACTATGGTTAGAACAACAAGGAATAGTTCCTGACACCCAAGGGACAGAGATATAGCATGGATTTAGAACACGGATTACTTTTATTTTTTATTGGAATACCTTTTTCAGTATTAGTGCTATGGGGATTGATACATTTTATAGACGCAACAGAAAGACAAAACAAAGAAGATGAAGATGAAACTACCAACGATATCTATAAACTTTGATTGGCTTAAGAAAACAAAGTTAGTAGAACTGAAAGACATAGACATAAGTTCTGATCCTGTAAGACCAGATCTACCTGTGTCATGGAGAACAAATCATGGTAGAAAGATGTTTGGTTTATATCATGGAAAGGATTTAATGGCTGTGATGTGTTTCGCATACACCAACGACGTACCAAAAACTTTGTATGAATTGGACAAGTTGAGTGAAGTTGCACATTTAGAAAGTATCCATAGAGTAGGACAACAAGGTAAGATAGCAATAGCCTACACAGTTTGGAGTCTTAAAAAGGGTGGAGGGAGAATGATTGTGAACGAAGTACACAAAATGATTAAAGAATCCAACCATTTAAATAGGTTGGTCACACTGTCTCCATTGACAGCAATGGCTGAAAAGTTCCATTTACGAAACGGAGCCAAACTATTGCAGAAGAATTTGTGGAGTCAAAACTTCGAATATTCATTCGACGACAAATAATTTTGGTAATATTACCAAAATAGTTCAGCAAACACGCCAAAAATAAAGTACCAAAACACTTGACTATTCTTCCAAAATCCTATATACTATACACTTAAACAGAGGAGGCTTATGAAAAGGCACTTACAAATAATAATGGTATTAGCGATGGCATTCGTTTTATCTGCTTGTTCAGGTAGAATGGTAAACTTGCCAGTCGAAAATACTAAGGCAAAGAAAGTACCTGCTTGGTATCTTGACCATGAAGACACTGGTAAAGAGGGTTGGGTATTAAGAAAAGGATATTACTATGCGGTAGCAGTAGCAGTATCTCCTGATATGGAAATGTCTATGAAGAAGGCAGTTCTAAAGGCAAAGGCAAAAATCACTGACAGAATTAATGGTGAGATGAACAATCAAACATCTATCATTTATACTGAAAAAGGTGCGCCTGAGTCTATGACAGGTATGGTTGAGTCGAAAGACACCATTGTGAACATGATTAAACAGACAGTTCTTAGAACTTATTCTGTGGACAGAAAGTTGACAATGTTTAATACAAGCAAAAACAACTACAGGTCTTTTGTATTAGTAAAAATATCTAAAAAAGATGTTGAGGCTATTGTGAAATTAGTAGAAGCAAAGAATTCTATTAAGTTATCTAGTAAAGTTAAGAGCACAATAGATAAAACTTCTGCAAAAGTACTTAAACAATCTGAGTAAGGATAGATTATGCTAAAACGAATCATATTTCTATCACTACTCACGGTTGGGATGGTTCTTGCATATCAATCTGTTGCAAGTGCAGGTGGTCCATGGAGCGACCAGTATTGTAATGCACAGATAGAAACAGTCATTGTGAAAAATACCAAAGGCGAAATAGTTGATAAACAGACTGTGGAAACTATGGTGTGTGATGATGGTGCAAAGGATTTTCTAGCATATAGTGGTATAGCAAAAGAATGTAAAGAGTATTGGTTCGATATGTATATCGCAAACGAATGGATAAGGAAAAAAGGATATGTCTGTCAAAAATTTGATGGCTCTTGGGAAATGGTTAATCCTAGGCAGTAGTTTATTATTAACAGCCTGTGGTACTACTAACCTAGAAAAGACAAAGAGTCTATCTAGTCAGAAGAGTGTAAGTCACAATTATACACACGCAGGAACAGGTGTAGAAGTGTGGTATAACTTTGTAAGAAACAATCTTAGCAAGTTGAGTAAAGAAGATAGAGCAAAGCAAGACAAAGCAGTATTCTTTGCACTAGATAACTTGGAAGAAGGCAAAGTGGTTAGTTGGCACAATATGAACGATGATACACATGGATTCGTTAAAGTTGTAGCAAGTTATCCGCATGGCAGTGGTTATTGCAGAGTTGTGTTTACACAAATTAAAAAGAAGAGTAAAACTAGGGACTTTAAAGAGACAGCCTGTAAAGATGTTGCTTATCAAGGCTGGCAATTTATAAGGGATTAACCGATAAATATATAAACTTTAAGAGGAGTTTATATGTTATTTGGTTTATTAACCTTTTTAATTGCGATAACCATATCAAGTGTAGCAATCTATTACTCAGTAGCAGGACTTGTGGCAATCTTTGCCGCGGCGGCTGTGCCTATAATCATAATGGGTACTGCCTTAGAAGTTGGAAAACTTGTTGCCGCAGTATGGCTCCATAGGTATTGGAACAGAGCCGCCTGGTGGTTAAAAACATATCTATCCATTGCAGTGGTTGTATTGATGATTATAACATCAATGGGTATATTCGGATTCCTTTCAAAAGCACACGTAGAACAAAATTTAGCCAGCGACACAGTCACATCAAGAATAGAAATATTAGAAGGCAAAATACTTGCTGAAGAAAAGTATATTGAAAGACAGAATCAAGTTTTAGAAAGAATTCAAAACAAAGATAGCAGTGGCGTAGACAGATTTAATCAAGACATAGCCATAGAGCAAAAGAAGATTGATGACGCATATGCTAGAATAGAAGTGTTAGATGCTGACGTAGAAGCATTCACATCACGTAATAAAGGATTTGGTGGTACTGGTAGAGTAAAACAAGGATTAGAATTAAGAGAAAAACAAGGACCAGAACGTGAAGCACTTATGCTTAAAATTGAAAAAGCATCACAAAAGATAGATGAATTAAGATCAAAGAACGATGCATCATTAGATGGCATTGAGGTACAGGTACAAGTAGCAGAAAAAAATATATTTGATGCAACAGGTAGAATTGATGGACATCTAGTTGCCATTGAGCCTTTAAAAAGTCAAGTGATGAAGTTGGAGTCTGAAGTAGGGCCTATTAGATATATTGCTGAATTTGTGTATGGAGAAGAAGCAAACAGGAACTTATTGGAAGAAGCAGTTAGATGGGTTATTATTACTATCATATTTGTGTTTGATCCACTTGCAGTATTATTGTTGATTGCTTCACAGTATACATTCCGTTGGAGATACATTGACGCAGGTGGCACAATAACTCCACCTAGCAAACCAACTCCACCCAGCAAACCAACTCCACCTAGCACACCTAAAGAACCAAGTGGTGGTCAAAGTTTAAAAAAGATAGTTGAAAAACAAAAAGAGGTTACAAGTAAACCAATTAGTTTATCAAAGATATCTAATGCAAAACCTATAGTGCCTAAAGCACCAGCAGAAAAAACTTTGCATGAAGAATTAATGGAGGGTTTCGAGAAAGAACAAAAAGAACGCGAAGCAGAAGAACAATTAGAAAGATTCAAGCAAAGAGAAAAAGAAGAACAAGAAGCATTAGAAGAAGTTGCTCGTAAAGCCAAAGAAGAAGATAAAGTTGATTACGATAAGGTAGAAGAGCAAATTAAAACCACTTTAGAAAATATTGAACCAGAAGAAAAATTAGAAACACACCGTATTACCAAGCCTGGTTATGCGGCGGCATGGAAAGAGACTGTAAAAGAAGAAGATCCACCAATGCCATTAGAGCAATGGAATAAGATGATTGAAGAAGCAGAAAAAGAAGTTGCTAAAGAGGATCCAAAAAAAAAGACTTCAAACTACATAATGAGAGCAGAGACAGGCGACAAGCAAGTGAAGATCAAGGACAGAGTGGAAGAATAAAACCAAATCTGACTCAAGTAGTATATCCAGAATCATACGTTCAAAACGAAGAACAATCTAACAAATCACATTGGAAAAAACTGTACGAGTAATAGCATAATTATTTGTATGCCAAAACTGAATCTAATCACAGAGCCTGACAAGTTGCATAACGAGAACAAGAGTGTATTGCTTATCAATCCTGCTGAAAGTGTAAAGCATGATTTTAATGAAAGAGCAAAACAATTTGAAAAAGATGTTAATGTCTATATGTTTGAAGTGAAAGATCCAGATGATGAACAAAACTTAAAATGGTTAATTGAAATAGCAAACGCAGTTGATGTAATAATATTTGATGTCAACGGCACATTTAAAGACAGATGGTTAATAGGTTATGTTTTGAACAAAACAAATTGCTATTATATATGGCATGGTAGCAGTGCTTTTGAATTCAATTTGATTAACAATAATAGAGTGTACGATCTAGAATTTTTACCAAGTAAAATTAAAGAACTGGAGCACAAATAATGCCAATGAAAGCCGACTTATGGTTTCCAACTGTGATATGGAATGATCATTTGAAAGATACTAATAATATCGAATTAAAAGATTATGTAGAAAAACTTGCTCAAGAAGATAAAGAAGGCAAAGTTGCATCTAACTATGGCGGTTGGCAAAGTAAGTCTTTTGAAATACTTGATCAAAAGCCTTTAGCAATAGAAAGATTCATGCACTCACTTCAGAGATGTATAAACGAGTGTACCAAAATGGCAGGTATGCCTGACTTGATTATATCTGATTACTGGTGGAATATAAACTATCACAAAGATTACAATCAGCCTCACAATCACAGAGACAGTATGCTGAGTGGTGTGTATTATATAGATGTGCCTGAAGATTCAGATTCCAAAATACACTTTGACAGAGAAGACGAAGCACAATATTATCTACCTAGATTGATGCCCAAACGCAATCAAATTACCGCAGTAAGAGCCACATACACTCCAGTCAATAATGGCATACTAATATTTCCTAGTTGGGTCATTCACTATGTTGATGGTAATAAGTCGCAGAAACCAAGAATATCTATGAGTTTCAATACAAGTATCGCGGCAACTGAAGCCAACAATGAATTGGCTAAGATGAATGGCTATCCACCATTGACACAAAATGAGTAGTGTGTTATTATGCTTTAGATGGCTACGTCTAAACAAAAACAAGTTTTAATCGAAAAAATCAAAAACGAAAGAAAGTTTTATGAACTTAGGTTCGAAGCCTATGGCGGTGAAGCAGTCATGGGTCATATTACCAAAGAGGCATACAACTATTGGAGTAAAAGACAAGACAAGTTAGGTCAGTATCTTGCAGAGTATAGAGATATGAATATGCTTAACAAGGTGCCAAAAAAAGCACAACTTGAAAGAGACTGGTATGAACATGATGATATCACACACGTCAGCGGTTGTGAATTGTCTGACAGTTGCACATTGTATATTGACCAATATGATAAAGAGTTTAAATTTGAGGACACAATCCATGCAATACCTTTGGAATATGAAAAGTTAGGCAAGTATGGAATCAAATGCATTGAAACAGGTACCTTTGATTCGGATCATTATTCCGTGGAAAACAAACATTATCTATTTGGGCAGAGTTTTGAAAAAGGTGTTTGGCACACAGAAGAAAAAATTAAAGGTGGCCCACACGGACTAAAGTTAGATCAATTACATCTTGAATATCAAAACATAGAAGGCTGGCCCGTAATATGCCATGTTGAATATGAAGGATTCGAACATCATCTACAAGCAGACACCAGAGGCAAATCATTTACATTGGAAGTAAGAGAAGGATATCAAAGCAAAGATTTTGGTAAAAAAGATACAAAAAATATATGGTTAGACTCTTGATTTTTTATAATAAGTTATTATATAATATAGTATCACAGTATGTGATAAATAATAGTGTAAGTTGCTTGGATAGGACTTACATTAAATTAACTTGCTTAATAAGGAGGAAAAGCGATGACAAATAAAGCACTATCTATATTCAATCAATTAAGACCAGTAACAGTAGGATTCGACAATGTGTTCGATCATTTTGAAAGAATGTTCGAAAATGACATTTACAGAATGCCAACTGCTACAAACTTTCCACCATACAACATAGTGAAGACTGGTGAATACACTTATGACGTGGAACTTGCACTTGCAGGTTTTTCAAAAAACGACATAGATGTAGAGTACAAAGACAATATGTTGACTGTTAAATCTAAGGAGAAGGACAAGTCCGAAGCCAAAGATACAGACGGTGTACTTCACAGAGGCATTAGCAAAAGATGGTTTTCTAAATCATTCACTATTGCTGATGATGTAGAAGTAAAGGGAGCAGAACTTAAAGATGGTTTGCTGAAAGTATCTATGGAACGTATAATTCCAGAAGGTAAAAAAGCAAGAACTATTGAAGTTAAGTAACTTTGAATATGGTAGGGTGGCAACACCCTACCTAACTTAAACAAGTAGGAATAATGACAACAGATTTAGAAGTAAAAGTAGATTCGAAAGTAAAGGCACTGACAAAGGAACCAGAAAACTATTCAGTGATATTGTTAAATGATGAAGTGACTCCAATGGATTTCGTCATTGAATTGCTAGTCAAAATATTTAGGCACACGCCAGAAACAGCAAAAGACCTTACAATCAAAATCCACAACGAAGGTTCGGCAGTGTGTGGTGTATATACATATGAAATAGCAGAACAAAAAGGAACAGAAGCAACAAATGAAAGTAGAACTAGAGGCTTCCCTTTACAAGTTAAAATAGAATCGGAATGAGCCTAAAAGAATTAACCAAACAAGTACACCAAGATGCAGAACGACAAGAGTTCGTAGGAGAACTGATGTCTGGCAAAATGTCAAACGAAATGTATGCAACGTTCTTATGGAACCAACACGCAATATACAATTTGTTAGAAGCCTGTGCAATGGCAAACAGTTTATTCAATGACTTTCCAACTGTGCGTAGAGCACCAAAAATATTAGCGGACTTCCAAGAACTTTGGAAAGAGTCTGAAAATCCCACATTAACTGAATCAACTGAAAAATATGTTAGACACATTTTTAATATCAAGGACGATCCTGAAAAACTAATGGCACACATTTACGTTAGACACATGGGTGACTTGTCCGGTGGTCAAATGATTAAAAAAAGAGCACCTGGCAAAGGCACAATGTATGAGTTTGATTGTGATATTAAAGAAACAAAAGAAATAATAAGATCAAAAACAAATGACAGTATGGCAGAAGAAGCCAAACTTTGTTTTGAATACGCAACACAACTATTTAAGGAATTGTATGCCGAGAAAAAAGAGACTGACCAACAAGTGGGATCTAATTAAAATTAAAGTATTAGAAGACGAAATAAAGTATTTTAAAAGTTGTATTCTCGAACACGACACAGGACATATTTACACCACAATAGATGCATTAGAAACAAGAGTAAGATTACTTAAAGGAATAGAAACAGATGATCCTTTTATACATCATAGAACGGATCCTAATTTAATATGAGTTATATTTGGGACACACTAATAGACTGCCAAGAACAAATTATAAAAGAGTTTGATTCAAGAGGTGAAGAGATTCAAGAAGAAGGAATGGCACAATTTAATCAACCTGATAACGGTTGGATTAATAGAGTGTGGCAAACGGAAGATTGTAGACGTTGTCATATAGATGTAGTAGATGCTAGAGAGTCAAAAGGATTGTGGATGATGCACGTATGCATCTTTCCAAATTTAGATAATAATGGTCCTATATATGGCTTTGATGTAATTGCAGGTAAAAATAAAATTACAGGAGCCTTTCATGACTTTTCAAAAAGTTCAGGCGGTGAAGAACATCCTTTAATAGATTGGTTTAAAGAAGCAGTTGAAGAATTTATTCCTAGTAAAAGAAGAGAATTACCTCAATGGGCATTGAACATATTCAGTGGTTCAATGATTGCGGCAGGTAACGTAAGGACCGACGAAGAAGCAAAAGCAATAGTGGACCTTGCAGTAGACAATTTAAAAGTTTACTTTGATTGCATATGCGATTATAGACAAACAGCAGACAAAGAAAAAACAACAGAAGCACAAAACTATTATTGCCATAATCAACAACAAAATCCACACACACCAAAAGTAATGAAATCGCTTGGATTAAAAGAAGAAGATGTAGAACTGTTCTGTACAGATGCATTGTTTCCAAAAATAAAATAAAAAGCCAAGCAATACGCCTTTTCTAACAGTTTGACACATTGTATCAATTGTGTTAATATATTAATATGTTACACACAATAGATGATATTAAAATAAAGTTGACTGCCATGAAGGTTAAAAGCATGGAAATTGAAAAAGCCATTGCTGAAAAAAGACCAGAAGAAGAAATACAGTTCCTTACAGATGAACTGAAGCAGATGGCAATGGAAATTGCAAAAGGGTAATGTTAGTTAATATAACAGGTGGAAACAAACACCTGAGATCACTAGCACAGAGTCTAGTCGAATATTGTGCAGAACATCTGTTTCCTAATAATCTTAAAAACAAAATAACATTAGACATTGAATTTTCTAAACAACTATACAAAGAAGATGGTATATTAGGTGAAATTGATTTTGATGATTCGAATCACCGACCAAGAGAATTTACAATCATTGTAGATTGTACAGGTTCCAAGCGAACTATGATGGAGACCATTGCACATGAAATGGTACACCTAAAGCAATATGCCAAGGGTGAGTTGGTTGATTTGAGCAGATGTGGTTCCACAAGATGGCAGAACAACTTGGTGGACAGCCAGACCAATTACTGGGATCTGCCCTGGGAAATTGAGGCACATGGCAAAGAGTTGGGACTGTTCATTAGATGGGCAGAAGCAAAAAACCTCGCAAAACACAGTTGGACCCAAGAAAAAGTTTTATAAACTACTACTTTAATTAATTTCTGGTGCTTTTTCAGAGCAGATTTTTAATTAAATAGTAGTATGAAATCCAAAAGACACTACAAGATTAAAATCAAGAAAGCACTTGAGAGAAGAGGCGACGAAGCGGACTACTTTCCTACAGACGCGGTTGCTGTCAGATGGTACAATATTTTAAATCA